CTCCATATCAATAGGAACAACTGCGTTGGGTTGAAGATATTTCAATACATCTTGTGTCATATGTCCTCCTTGTGTTGTGTCAGTCGCTTCTCCAGCCTTTGAATTCTTTCTTCGGTCAGTCATCTCGGTCTCCGTTTTGTATTAAGTACAACGTCCAAATGAGGATTGCACCGAATGCAACCACAATGAACGCACCAAACATCATCAACATAAAAGTTACAGCTACGTCCCACATGTCAGCCCCCTGATGCCAGTTTTAACAAGTCAGCTCCCAGTGAACTAATACTTGTCTCATCAACAACAAGTGCAATCCCCCCTGCCTGTGCTATGGCGGTAAGGTTTGAGTCCTGCAACCTTGTGGTCTTACCACCATTCGCTTTGCACTCAATTGCAACGAACCGTCCGTGAAGACAACATAGAATGTCAGGCACCCCTGAACGTCCGAATACGCCAGCGACAGGCATGGTGTAGTACGCACCCAATGATTCAAGGATTGCCTTTACTTTCTTTTTTACTTTTGCTTCAGGTGTGTCTGCCATTTGCTACATCCTCCAAAAATTCATTAGGTAACACAAGCATGTACATGCTTCGGTTAATGCGCCAACCAATATCATTGAGTTCGGGTGTCTGATGATTGATATACACATTGATGGGATTGATTTCCCAATCCACATAGTCCCTCGTGGGGTATGCGTTAATCATGGATAGTGCGGTTTTGATGCGAGTCGGTAGTGTTTCATTGGTGAACATCCTGCAATGGTTTTCTCCAACACTTACCTCATAGTCATCGTCTGCCGCCCACATTGGTACACGATACGAACCATTAAGAGTCGTATGTGTGATGGGGTGATAGCCTTTTCTCATGGGGTGATCTTAGGAATGAGAACCCACATGTTGTCAGATGCATAGCCTGTAGCCACATCAATGTCGTGATAATAAGTATCAGAGCGTGGTAAACCAAGCTCATTGCCTTTGTCGTATAGACCTTCCTTGCCTTGCATGTATGCATTAATCATCACCACATCAGCAGATAGCTCGGGGATACTTTTCAAACTGTTATATCGTTTCAGGTTACCGTGAATACTTACTCCACTGTTACCGCTTAGATTCATATCGTATGAGGCTTCACCAACAAGATAATATTTATCGTCGTACTCACCAACAATACCAATAAGTTTAGCGCCCTTGTTAAATCTAGCTCCATTAGATTCTGCTTCTTGATATGACTTCATTTTTGACTGATATTCTTTATACGTTGATTTAAGTTGTTCATTTTGTTCGTGCGTTACTAATTTGTCAAGTAACACGTGCTCAATTAAAGCTATCGCCAAGTCATCTCTGATAGAAACATCGGGTTCTCTATTCCTAACTACTTGATTAAACGCATACCTAATACCACCAGCAAATGTGTTGTACATAGATTTGACATCAGGGATTTCTTTGTTCTTCTTAAGTACTGTCAAGAGACTTCTAATCTTGTTAGCATCCCTTGTATTACTGTCAGACCTTGACGTGGCTTTAGACTTTGTAATGATATTTGGAGAATGATAAAAGTAAACATCCTCGTTATTACCACTAGACCCAACGTATTTTGCAGTGTATATCTCACCGAGGGGTATGCCGTCTAATGATAAGATTCTGAATGTAACTCCCTCACCCCTTGACCGTTTATATTTACTCACTTGCACATTGAACTCTGTGCAGAACTCATAAGCAAATTTTGCTACTGGGGTTGACTCATTCAACGCTGTTGTTGTTGCTATCGTGTCACCATAGGGTGAAACTATGTTTGCCATGTTACTCATTGCATTCTCCTGTTGATTAAATTAAAGACGCTCTACACCTTGACCGTTTGAGGTCACACGAATTCTCCATTTAGAAGACGTGATGTGTCCCCCTGCGGGTATTTCTCTGTAATCAAATACTTGCTGACTTCCATACTTGTATATAACTTTCTTAAGACCATCCTGTGCAAACTTACATACTTGTTCTTTGAAGTGGTTAATGTCTCGGTCTACGGCATACTTAATCCACCAAAACCCTCTATCAACTACATTCAGATACACCGCCGCATCTACATGGCGTTTGCTCTCCACCATCGCATCAAATTTATCTATGTCCCATCTGTGTTGATGTTCCCAGTGTTCGCCAATTTCGTTGTGGAAGTCTTCAAATATTCCGTTGATACCTTCTTTACTCATGGGGTCGAGGAACACCTTGTGAAGCTTCAAGAACTCGTCGTACTTACTCATGGTCTCTTTTGCTTTTTTACGATTCACCCTAGGATGATGCCATTCGTAGGGAGTCAGGCACTCGTATGTACCCAATGAAAATCTTGCTCCCTTGAATACAGGATGAATGGTTTGTAATGAGTTTGAGACTATCGTGCCACCGTACTTCACATCATGTCTTACCCAATACCCAGTCAGTTTGGTCAAGAAGCCAACATCACTAGAGCGATTGAACTCTACTGTGTTGTCAGGGTGTATGTACAGAAGCGGAATAATTGGATTACCTTCTTTCTCTTTTTGTTTCTTGTAAGGAAGTCCACTGTAATAAACCTCCACCACACCATCGTCTCTCATGACAAAGTGCCTAGCGGAGTAACGTCTACTACCTACTGGATAGGCGTTAGTCCCTCGGTACGGTTTGTAGTCCTTCACACGCTTTTCGTAGTCCTCGTATTTCATCTTGTTCACGTCATAGAAAGTCATTGCATATCTCCTATTTGTTAACGAAAACCAGCTTGCCAGCTGGCGGTGTCCAGTGCTTGTTCTCAGTCACCAACCATAGAGTTGGGCTGTCGATGTTCCACACCACATCATTCTCCAAGTAGCCATCGGTGAATATCACCACGCACTCTGCCTTTATCTTCTTCTTGTTTATGTATTCAGAGACACATGAAACCCTAGTTCCACCCCCACCCTGCGGCTTGAGCATTGAACCGATTTGTTCGTAGTTCTCTGTGAAGAGTTGTTCACCGTTGACCTTGGTGTCCCACCAGAGAATACGAATGGCTTCGGGTTGAACAAACTCGGCGATTGAGACCAGTTCTGAAGCGAACTCATTAAGTTCCTTCTGCCCAATCGAACCTGATGTGTCAATACCAACAACAATCTCCCCGATAGTCTCGTCCTCGACAGTTGGTAGAAACAAATCATTGGGTAACATACGGCGATTGAACTTGCGCCATGTGTACTCATCCTTGCCCTTACACGCCGCCGACACAAAGTCTGCGAACTCTCTGCGCCAATCAACTTGTGGCTCAAGCATCTCTGTGATGGCTCGTGGCAAGTCAACGCCCAACCTCCCCGCTAGGATTGCGCCCTCTCGGATGGCTCGGTCAATCTTGTTGTCCATCTCTTTGGCTTCTTCATCAGTCATGTCGCCGTTGAAGTCATGCTCGTCGAATTGGTATTCACCCCCTCCTGAACCATTAAATGGGTCGCCGTTTGGGTCGGGGTTACCTTTGCCTCCGCCGTCTCCTCCGTCCTCATCTTTAAGAATGTTATATACCTGACGCATGTTCATGTTCTCAAAGCGAGGGTCGTACAAACCACCATCGGGTAGCTTGACTAGGTTCTTGTCTTTGATTGCCATGATGATGCCATTGACAACATAGTCTGCGGCATGGTTGGCTCTGTTCTTATTCTCCAAGAACATATCCTTGCCATAGATGTGATGACGCAACACGATGTGCAAGTTCTCGTGCAAGATGAGTGCGTTGACCTCTGCGTCTTCTTTGCACATTTCCGCAAGAAAGGCTCTGCCGTAACGCTTGTTGTAGCCATCGGTGTATGCCGTGATCTTTGAATCCTCGACTGATGTTTCGCCCATCATCATCACACCTGAGTACAGGGCGGTCTCCATGTGTTTCATCATGGCAATGTGTCCACGCTTGATGCGTACCTCTTCTGTCATTTCCATTACATTCTCCAAATAAATATATCTAACAACAAAACAACCGTCGCCAAGACATAGACGACGGTCAACCAAATACTTTCTTTACTCATACATCAGCCCATGTAGATGTGATTGTCAGCCGCCCAAGTGCTCAACTGCTGGTTGTAACGTGCAACGCGTGGCTTGCTACGCATCATCATGGTGAAGAATATTGATTGAATCTCGCTGTGCTTGATGCGATTGACAAACTCCATATAGCTGTTCAGGGCATCCTGAGTCTCTATGTTGTCAATGGCTTCAAACAACATCTGAACAAGGACTGCCACCTCATCGGGTACTTTCACCTTGGTCGGGTCTTTGAGAACATCCTCATACTTCAACAGCTTGTCCTCTACTGCAATGAACGCCGCCATGCTCTTAGCCGCCGCTTCACCAACGATGCCTGACAACGCAACCATCATGCCGTTCTCGGTGTAGTTGTTCTTGTGCTCAATGACCACAGATGATTTCGCCAATGACCGAGGGGATACGAACTGCTTGTTCGTAGACGATGGCTTGAAGATGTACGGATTGTCTTGCTGGTCTGAGTCAAGGTAAGACTTGAATGCTCGTGGGTTCATAGCCGCCCATGCCCGAGTCAGGCGAGAGATGTTGTTCTTGTTTGCCCAACGCAACCATTCCTCATGGCTTGGCTTGCTCATGTTCAAGATACACACACGATTGCCCACATGACTGAGCAAGTTGTCGCCAACGCCGTCCGATGCATTGTTACTTGTACCGAACACGATAGACCCAACAGGTAACGGTGTATCGCCAACCGTTCTCTCCAAGTACATCCGAGTGTAGATAATCTGCATGAGCTTGGGAGCTTTGAACGCCTCGTCTGCCATGATGACCTTGGGCTTGCCATTGTCGAGCTTGAACAGAGAGGACACGTAGTATTCAAGAGACTTGCTTTGGTGATTGGGGATTGATGCCGCAATGTCCATCATGTCCTTGACAGGGCAGTCAATGTAGATGTAGTCATACTTGTCTGAGGGAAAGTCGTCACCGACCTTACGCCATTGGTCGCCGTTCATTTCAGCCAATCCTGAAAGGATTGATGACTTGCCGACACCTGGCTCAGATATCAAGATACATGTAACTTCATCACCTATTGCACCGATGATGGTCTTGGCTTCGTCGATGGAAACCATTGGGGCGAAATTGATTTTGCTCATTGCATTCTCCAGTTAGTTGTTCAGGGTAGTGTGATTTCTTCGTAAGCCGCCTTGATGCCAGCCTCCGTGGGTTTGACGCTGAATGAATCATCGCCAGTCTTAACAACAGTTGCATGTCCCATGCCGATACGCCCGATCATCATGCGTAACATCTTCACGTAGAACTGTGCATCCGTGCGTTTGTCGTGTTCTCTGTACCAAACGAACAGCAGTACGCCATTCAGTATGCTCAAGAATACTTCTAGGTCAGTCATTGAAAGTCCTCAGTGGTTTGAATTTACTCAGCATGTCGTCCACGCTGTCCTTGACCTTGCGACGCTCGTATGCGCTCTCTCGCAAGTCCTCTGTGGTAACGCCGTTAAGCGCCGCCTCAAGTTGCTGCCGTGCTTCCTCCAATGCACTGTTGTTTGTTAAGTTGAAGTGTTTGAGAGTCTCACAGATCTCTTTGGCTTGACTCACAGTTGTGTCGTAAATCTTCTTACGCTTACTCTTGCCATCGTCTTTGTATTCAGGTTCAGCACATGCTGAACTTATACGCTCGGCGATAGTCATCAGTCGCTCGCTTGCATCTGCCATAGCATTGTTGACAATGTCTTTGGTCTGCCTAGTAAAGTGCTGTTGCAAATCGTCTGCAATCGCTGTAGCGATACCGCCTGTACGAAAGTCGTTCTTTGGTACGTCAGAGATGAACTCTTTGATTTGGAATCGTCTAAGAACATCTTTGGGGTCAGGGTAGGAAATACGGTCGAACATGTCCCCCTGATTGAACGCCGCATCCGACACGATGGAGGGATACTTCGTTATGAAGTCGTTCAGGAGTACCTGAAACGCTGTCTTGTGCTGACCCACCTCTTTCATAAACTTCTCAATTTGAAAGGTAGGTAACAACCGTGCTGATCCAGCCCAATCGTAAGTGCAACGCTGAAGCCAGTTATAGACGGTCTGCCGATAGTTCAACAGCGCCCTGTGCTCGGGTGAGTTAGCAAGAAGATTCTGTGTGAATTTGCCTGCGTCTGCGCTTGCTCGCTTGGCAGTCGTCACCTCGTTAGAGATGGCTTTATCCTGCTTGGTCGCAGTCCATACGTTCACCTCAACTGTAACAATAACAGCGGATGAAGCCAAGCTGATGAGGTGCTTGGGCTTCTCAAGTTCAAAGTTCATGATGTTTCCTATACTGGTGTGTACTTGCTGTTGATACCTTTGGCGAGTTCCTTGGCTGAGTCAACCGTGAAGAACATCGCCCCCTGCTTGTGTGGCGTCATAATGCACCACGACTTGCGCTGTGTTTGTGCGGCATCTTCTCCGCAAGACAAACATAACTGATAGCCAGCTTTTGAACGCTTGGCTGAGTATGTGTCGCCGCATCGGACGCACAATGGCTTCATTCGATTAGTCATTCACTTCTCCGTGAAATGTTACAGACGATGAGTGGTCAGAGGCAATTCGAGAAGCTCATACTTTGATACGACCCCCATCTCGATGTAGTCGCCTTGTATGCACAGGTGCATCTCGTAGTCAGCAGTCTGTCTGTCTACGTACACGCCGACAGGTTTCTCGTCGCACATAACGACGTAGACAGTTGGTTGTTTGGCAGTAGGGTCAGGCAACGCACCCGCCGCCATTGCCTCGTCTATCAGAATTGAAAGTTGTTTCATCTTTCCCATTGCATTCTCCAGTTGGTTGAAATTTCAGTAATGCATGACATTCAAAATGTCAGCCTACCGTGAATCAGTAAGTAACCACCTTTTGCAATTACTTCCCGACTTGTTTGTATTATAGCATAACTATACATATAATGCAAGTTGTTTGGTTGACTTTTTTATACATCCTCCTTGTCTATGAAGTGTTCGATAGAACCGTGAAATTCGATTCGCCTCTCCACCCACATGGGTCGGTTGTACAGGGCAACGTGCCTGCCCACATCAATCAGCTCTTCGTCGCCTCTGTCTTCGCCGATTCTGATTTTGTACAAGGCACACTTTGTCATAAGAACATCTTGACCCACACCAATGTCGTAAGAGAACTCGCCACCGTTGACCCACAGTTGTGCCAAGAACATCAATGACTCATGCGAATGCACGTCAGGGTATGAGTCGTACCACTTCACATCTTTAGCGTTAAACACAATGGCAGGGAATTGTCTTCGTTTGCCGTCTTGTGTCAGGTAGTCCTGCTGATATGCCTTTGCGCTATGTTTCGTTTCAGCAAGGGCTGAACTCATATCGCCCCACATCCCGTTACCATTGATAGTCGTGAAGTCTTCATTGTTTATAGGTTGTTTAGACAGAGTGCCCGCTTCGGTGAGAAACGCAAGGTACTCTTTCTCTCTAGGGAACAGTATTATGTAGGCGATGTTTGAACGGTATCCCATATCAGCTCCTCGTGAAATCTGGTTGATTGATTTTTCAGGTCACCCTGAAACAGTAAATAGGTACGGTTAACAGCTATTCCCCGACCTGTTTGTATTATAACACATTATCCTGATACCACAAGGGTTTTGTACTACTTTTTTATGTAAGTGTTCAGGGTATGGTGAAGTGATAAATTGGAAGGAATGGTAAAGTATTCTTAATTTGGTGCGATTGAGTTGGGATTGGAATAATGAGAGTGTAATTGGAATAATTTGGGTGAAATTGGAATCGGGCTGGAATTTTTATTTGTAAGAGAAAGTACTAGTGGAGTTGAGAACGAGGAAAATACTAAACCTATATATAACATATATATAGTAGTAGAAGAAGAATAAATATATTTATTCCAGTATTCCAGAATTCCAAAGTGTTTGCGGAAAGTTGGGAGCGATTTTGCGGAGTTGGTCTTTGCGTGATTTTGCATCAGCTGATGGACTCGTTCAATGTCAAAGTCTCTGGAAGCGCAAAAACTTTTTGGAATATTGGAATATTGGAATAAAATGGCGTAACTATATGATTTTAAAGGAGAAAGTCGGTTCCAAATCATTTTGATAAACTGGAATCTTGGAACGAATCCACGCTTGAAGATACTTTGCGGTTTGCTTAGAAGAACTTGGTTAGAACAAGGCTGTATTTGTTCCAAAAAATTGGAATCGGGTTGGAATTTTGGAATCGCTTTTTGGAATCTTGGAATTTCAGCCCACCCTGAAACGCTAAATAGGCGCTTGGGTCAGGCACGCGCGACAACATATAACTGGTCTCAGGGGGGCTGGGCGAAAAAAAACCCAGTCCGATTTCTCAGACTGGGTTCTTAGGGTGGTTACTTGTTCAGAGTATCCATGAATGCTTGTATTGCCATTCTTGTTTTTAGCTCGTTGGCTGTTGCGTCCTCCCTTGCAACCGCATTCTTGCATCGAGTTTTGATGTTATCCATCGTTTTCTCAATGTAGGTTATGTAGTTGTCGGATTGTGTCCTAGTCCTTGTCTCAGGGTTCAAGTCCCGAACCGCTTTCTTCAAGTCCTTCATTCGGTTGTAACAGTATTTACTGAACTTGTCCCGAATGTCCTTGATGACGCCATGCTTTACTGGGTCTTCATTCTTCAACTGACCGAAAGCCTGTTGGCTGTAGGACAAGGCAAAGGCAAGGGTTGCAATAAAGCCGCCGCTTTTCTTGGGTATCCATTCGGGTGAAAATTCAGTAGCAGGATTGAGTTCCTGCCAACGAACTGCCCAACCCTCGTTAAGTTCCGCTTTAACTTCCTTGGGTACATCATCCAAGAAAGTAGGGCACTGGGTGACTATGAACTGAGCGACTGTTGCCATGCGCTCGCTAATAGTAGCCGAAAGAATAGCCGCATCCTTAAAGGACTTGACCACGAAGTTTTGCTTTGCATTCATATGCATTCTCCATTAGAAGTGTTAAAGAACATCCCGCACAACCTGATTGCTATGCGGTAAGAGAATTATACAACAACTATTTAGTGTTTCACTCTACCCTGAAACGCTATATAAGAGCGCGACTGCCACGCACGACCTTGCACACGCGCGACGACATATAACTGGCATCAGGGGGTAGGCAGATATTTTGGGCGAAAAAAAACCCCGCCGAAGCGGGGTCTAAAACAGTTAGCTAATTATTTTTTATTGTATGCGGTCCAAAACGCATCTTTTGCCATACGGTAATTCAACGCTGATGCGGTGGCATCAGTACGTGCTTCAGCGTTCAAGACACGTTTATCAAAAGTGATAAACATTTCAATCAACGCATCGACAAAGTTTTTATTCCCCGTACGTGCTTTGCTCTTACCGTCATTCAATAATGAACGTGCCGCCAATTTCAGCGCTGTAATATTATTGTGGGAATACTTGCTGAATTTGTCTCGCATTGGTTTGACAATGCCATGCAATTGTGGATCTTTGTTTTTCAATTGCCCGAATTCTTGCTGACTCATAGCAAAGCAATAAGACAGACCGACGCGGATTGACCCTTGCGGGGTTTCATTCTTTAAGACAATTGAATTGCCCAATGGAATGTAAGTGCCGCCATCACCGATTTTGTAGAATTCATCACCCCACAATTCAGTCGCCCGCAACATGAAACCCGCGTTTAAATCGGCTTTCAATTCTTTGCTGACTTCATCAGGAAATGACGCGTCATTGTCCATGACGTATCGGGCGATTGTGGCAGACGTTTCACCAGTCTTGGCGAATTTATATGCCGCGTCTTTTACAGACGTAGGGATAACCACATCTAGTGTGGTAGCGGGGATCGCCGAGGCGATTTTTGTTTTTGCGTTCATTGCATTCTCCGAAAAGTTTAAAAACACCGCAAACCGAATTGTCTGCGGTGATTGAATTATACACCATGCTAGCTCTTAGATATAGTTTCAGCGTACCCTGAACGCTTAAACAGGCGCTTGGCGCACACGCATGGCTCACGCTCGACGACGAATAACTGGCATCAAAGGCACAGGCAAAATAAAAAGGGGACCAAAGTCCCCTGTAAAGTCCTCTGTGTTCAGTACCGCTTGGGTCGTAAGTAAGGTGGTGTTCTAGCTATTTCTAAGTCGTGTTGGAAAGTGGCTTCCAAACGTCTCTTCATAGAATAATGGCGTTGAACCACTTCTCTGATTTGCTTGATCCAATCGTATGCGTCACCCTCACGATGTTTTAGGTCAATGAATTGCTCTGTTGTCAAACCCATTGCAAAGTCAATATCGGTTTGTTCGTCAAATAATTCAAGTTGTCTCATTGCATTCTCCAGTTAGTTGAACAAGACCGCATCTCTGCGGTTTCGACTATTTAAGTCTCTTCAGTTGTCCTGTCTACTCATCAACTCAGCCAAGTATGTGTACTCTTTCATGTACTCATCATCAGTTAACTTAGCCACTCTTTCAAAATCTTGCATTGATGGACGAAAACCGAAAGTATCTTTGTGCAAATCGCTGTACTCTGCGCGTTTCTGCTCCATCACTGACATTTCATTCCAAGGTTTCATTGCATTCTCCAGTTAGTTGAGTAAGACCGCATCCCTGCGGTTTCGGCTATTCAAGCCTCATCAGTTACTCTTAAGACTCTTCTCCAGCAAACACGCTTTCCTGCGCTATCCATTCCACACGCAATAGCGTAGGGTTGATATGGACATTTATACTTAAAAACTTGGCAAACACACTATCACATTCACTACGCTTGCACCATGACTTGGCTAGTGTGACACGCTTCATGCGGTACTTAGTTGTTGGCAGAGTTACCGCCATTTTGATTGTGAGCATTCCGTCCATTTGCATTCTCCGTTTCTGCTTTGCACTATTGCATCGCATTGGAATTAGTATAACACAAACTTTACATATACGGGGCTAGGCAGACGACCCCCACCCCCCCGATTCCCAAATGGGTCCCCCCCGCGTCCTATACACCAAGACTTGCATAAATAACCCACAACATGTTCAAATTTCCACGAAATCTATACACATCCCCCACAACGTGTATATAATTACCGAAGTAAGTTGCCTCCTCCTTTAGACCCCCACCCCGGGGTCTTTTTTTATCTCTCACTTTGTACATAGGTGTTTTCCCTAATACCCCCCGGGTAGGAATCCTACCTCCCTATCAAAATACGTGGTATATTTCATCAACTTCGGAGTGCCACTTCCCTCCCAATGCAAGACTTAATTCCAGAAATAGACTCTCATGTTCCGCTCCCGGCGTCTGCCGTTGACGCTATGCCCGAGCTGTCTCCGCGTGAAGAACTGGAAATGCGTGCAAGGACTGTTAAGCTTATAGCGGACCTGACAAACACGCCAATTGAACCAAATGAAGACGAACGCCAGCAGGCGGTCGAGATTGCCCAGAGCATGATGGGCGATCAAAAACAAGTACCCACTCTGTCTACGTATCCGAACGCAACGATAGCCTATCTTGCGGGAATGGTGGCGCAGCACGACACTATGGTCGTGAAAGAGTTGGCTGACTTAAAGAAATTTGTGGTAAACAAGCTGGTGGCGGAGACCGATCACCCAGATGCCAAGGTGCGGCTCACTGCCTTACGTGCTTTAGGAGAAGTAGACGGGGTAGACGCCTTCAAGAGACGCTCTGAAATCACGCACAAACAACAATCTATGGAAGAAGTTGAGAAAGAACTGCTTGAAACCCTTGCCAAACTGGAAAAACGCACTGTTGACGTACAGATGGTAGAGGTTGTACGGTGAAAGTCAGTCGAGAACAGATTGAAACCCTAAAAAACCTTCTGCCAACAGCGTCAGCAGATGAAAAACGCAAGATTCTTGAGCTTATTAAGGTCTGGGATGCCCAATCTGTGCAGAATTTTGGTAAAGAGAGCCTCCTAGAGTTTGCAGATCACGTGTACCCCGGCTATAAAGTGGGTCCACATCACCGTAGACTAGCCAAAATCTTTGAAGACATAGCAAATGGCAAGAAAAAGCGAGTCATTGTCAATATTGCACCCCGTCATGGCAAGTCTGAACTGATTTCTTACCTAGCACCAGCATGGTTTTTGGGTAAATTCCCGCATAAGAAGGTCATTATGGCCTCCCACACAGCTGATTTGGCGGTAAATTTTGGTCGTAGAGTGCGAAATTTGGTGGGAATGGACAACTATAAAGACATTTTTCCTACCGTAGAACTGCAATCTGACAGTAAATCTGCGTCAAGATGGGGTACAAATTCAAACGGCGAATACTTCGCTATTGGTGTTGGCGGTGCTTTGGCTGGTCGCGGAGCTGATCTTTTCATCATTGATGACCCACATTCTGAGCAAGACGCTAAAACTGGGCGAGCTGATGTGTTTCTTCCTGCTTGGGAGTGGTTCCAGTCTGGTCCTCTTCAACGTCTGATGCCTGGGGGCGCTATTATTATTGTGATGACACGGTGGTCAAAGTTAGATTTGACTGGTCAGATAGTTAGTCAGATGGGTCGAGAAGAAGGTGTAGATGGTTGGGAGATCGTTGAGTTTCCTGCAATCCTGAACGAGAAACCCCTGTGGGGTGAATTCTGGACTATTGAGGAATTACTGTCTAAAAAGGCTGGTATGGACGTGCGTTACTGGGAAGCCCAGTATATGCAGAACCCTGTATCAGAAGAGGGCGCTCTAATAAAGAGAGAGTGGTGGCAGATATGGGATCAGGACAAACCGCCTCCCAACTGCGAGTTCATCATCATGAGTCTTGACGCTGCCCAAGAAACAAACAACAGGGCTGACTACAACGCCTTGACGACATGGGGGGTCTTCTTCAATGAGGAGTCAAAGAACTACAACATTATCTTACTCAACGCTATAAAGAAACGTATGGAGTTTCCAGACCTTAAAAAGATGGTGCTGGACGAGTACAAAGAGTGGGAACCAGACGCTTTTGTAGTGGAGAAGAAGTCTAACGGAGCGGCGCTGTATCAAGAGTTTAGACGCATGGGCGTGCCCGTAGGAGAGTTTACGCCGGGTAAAGGACAGGATAAGATTGCCCGTGTGAATGCTGTCTCTGATTTGTTCTCTTCAGGGATAGTATGGGCACCAGACCGCAGGTGGGCGAGAGAAGTTATTGAAGAGTGTAACGACTTTCCAAGCGGTGCAAACGATGATTTGGTTGACTCAACCACACAAGCTCTAGCACGTTTTCGTCAGGGAGGTTTCATTAGGTTACCAAACGATGAACCTGATGAAGTTGAGTATTTTAAAAGTAGCCGCAACGAGCGGTACTACACGGTTTAAGGACACAAAATGGCAAAAAATCAATACGATGAAACCACAAAGTCTTGGCTTAAGGAATCTGGCCTGCCTTACTGGGAAAGCGGAACTAAACTTAGAAAACCTACAGGACCCATGCCATATACAGAGGCGGGGATTCCAAATTTACTTGTTCGTGACATGCCTGATTTAACGGGCTCAAATGCCAGAGGGTTTGTGTTTTCGTCAAATAGACGTGCTGATGAAAATAAAAACAGAAGTTTACAACCAAATATTTTTATGCAACCTAGCGCTGGGAAACAAACTCTTGGTCATGAAATGGAGCATCTACTTTCCCGTCAGAACGCAGGGTTTACAACAGAAACGCGGGACAGGTTTATCAAAATGGTTGACAATCCAAGCGTAAAAATTCCAAATTTTTTAGATGGGTTAAAAGCATCATTGCCACATTTGAAAGAAAAATACGGAATTGAAGATGGCTACATGACGCCTGAATTTATTAATGAACAAGGCCGCGTAGGCTTATACGAAATATTTGCAACGCTTGCTGGCGCGGAATCTTCATTGAATGTTGATTTGACAAAAGACCCAGAATTACGCAAAACAATGTTTAAAGATAAAAGTGTAAGAGAAGCATATAACGCAGTTACTGGCTTGCGTCAAACACGTTTAGACTCTAAAGATTTACCTCCGTACACGCGCATTCCTGAGCCAGCTGAACCGGGAATAATGGATGAATTAAAAAAATATCTTGGCTTTGCAAATGGTGGATACGTAGAAAATGCGGGCAATAAAAAATTAATTTAAGGACACAAAATGGCAACAAGTTCAATGGACAAAGGTTTGTACGCAGCTCCTCTTGGTATGGAGCAAGAGATGGATGTTCCTATTGAGATTGAAATCGAAGACCCTGAGTCAGTAAGTATTGGCATGGGTGACATAGAGATTGAGCTTCAGCCACGTAAGCAATCAAAGGGTAAAGATTTTGATGCCAATCTTGCCGATGAAATGGACGATGGAGATTTAGATTTACTTGGGTCTGAATTAGTTTCTGACTTTGAAAAAGACGTAATGGATCGCAAAGATTGGATCAAAACTTATGTTGATGGTTTGAAACTGTTGGGCTTGCAGTACGAAGAACGAACAGAGCCTTGGCAAGGGGCTTGTGGAGTGTTTCACCCGATGTTGACAGAGAGCGTTGTACGCTTTCAAGCGGAGGGGATTATGGAGACATTCCCAGCAATGGGTCCAGTCAAAACAAAAGTTATTGGTGAAGAAACACGCGATACAGAAGAAGCTGCTATGCGCGTGCAAGATGATATGAACTATCAACTCACTGAGGTGATGACTGAGTATCGTCCTGAACATGAAAAGCTCTTGTGGTCACTACCTCTTACAGGTTCTGCGTTCAAGAAGGTCTACTATGATCCGAGTAAGGGCCGTCAGGTCGCGGTGTTTATTCCAGCAGAAGACATTGTTGTGCCGTATGGGGCAAGTAATTTGGAGACGGCAGAACGCGTAACACACGTCATGCGTAAGACCGAAAACGAGGTCAAGAAGTTACAAGAAGCTGGGTTCTATCGTGATGTTGACTTAGGTGAACCTGGCTATGACATGGACGATATTGAGAAGCAGAAGGCCGAAGAAAGCGGCATGTCTGCTACACAAGATGATCGTTATCGCATCCTTGAAATGCACGTTGATTTGGATCTCAAAGGGTATGAGCACAAACGCAAGGGTAAAGAAACAGGGATTGCCTTACCTTATGTGGTCTCTATAGATAAAGCAACTAATACTGTATTAGCTATCAGGAGAAATTGGTATGAAGGAGACGAACTTCACCTCAAGCGACAACACTTTGTCCACTACCAGTACATCCCCGGATTCGGGTTCTATGGGTACGGTCTTATCCATCTTATCGGGGGCTACGCCAAGTCCGCCACCATGCTCATCCGACAGCTCGTTGATGCTGGCACGCTATCTAACTTACCCGGAGGTCTTAAATCTCGCGGCTTACGCATTAAGGGAGACGACACCCCCATCCAGCCCGGAGAGTTTAGAGACGTAGATGTCCCCAGCGGATCAATCAGAGACAACATATTACCGTTGCCATACAAAGAGCCAAGTCAGGTTCTGTTTGCCCTATTCCAAAACATCGTAGAAGAAGGTCGCTCGTTTGCTTCGTCGGGCGATATGAACGTGTCTGACATGAGTGCGCAAGCTCCAGTCGGTACAACTCTGGCGTTGTTAGAGAGACAGTTAAAAGTGATGGGAGCAGTTCAAGCCCGCATTCACTTTACGATGAAACAAGAGTTCAAACTTTTGAAGATCATCATTGCTGACTACACGCCTGATGAGTATGAATATGAGCCTGTAGACGGAGACCGTAAAGCCAAAAAGTCTGATTACGACATGGTGGACGTTATCCCCGTTAGTGATCCAAACGCGGCGACGATGGCACAGAAGATTGTGCAGTACCAAGCAGTTATGCAGTTGGCTCAACAAGCTCCGCAGTTGTATGACTTGTCAATGTTGCACCGCCAAATGATTGAAGTGCTTGGCGTTAAGAATGCAGACAAGTTAGTCAAGGTAGAAGACGACGCCATACCCGTAGACCCTGTGTCTGAGAATCAAGCGTTACTTACTATGAAGCCTGTCAAGGCGTTCATTGAGCAGAATCATCAGGCTCACATCCAAGTGCATATGGCGGCGATCCAAGACCCCAAGATTCAACAGATGATGCAGATGAACCCGCAGGCGCAAGCAATCATGGCAGCAGCTATGGCTCACATCAACGAGCATATGGCTCTGGAGTACCGCAAACAAATCGAGATGCGTATTGGTATGTCGTTACCCGGCGAAGAAAATAACAAAAAGATCACCCCTGAACAAGCGGATGAGATTGCTGTTATGTCAGCGCAAGCAGCTCAACAAATTCTTCAGCAGAACCAACAACAAGCCCAACAGCAGCAGGCTCAACAACAGATGCAGGACCCCTTGGTTCAGATGCAGATGCAAGAGTTGCAGATCAAGCAGGGCGAATTGCAGCTTAAACAGCAGAAGCAACAAATTGATGCTGCGGCAAAAGCGGATCAGATTCGCGTTGAAGAGGCTCGTATTGAGGCTCAAAAAGAAATTGCAGCTATGCAAGTTGGAGCACAAGCCGCTGCAAATAAAGATAAAGCAGCGAGACAGCAAGAGACTGAAGGAATGCGTTTGGGCATTGACGCCGCCAAACACAAAGCACAAATGGCTGTACAACAAGCCGCGCAGAGAGCCGCGCAAAACACCGGTAAACCACCAAATAAGGAAAGTAAATGAATTCACAAGCGCTTACATACCTCCTCAAAGAAATTGACAAGTTACGCGAGGATCAAGCTATTTTTTTAAACGGTGGTGGCGCTAAAGATTTCGCCGAGTACCGGCACGTTTGCGGAGTTATTCGGGGTCTAACTCATGCAGATCAAATTGTCAAAGACCTTGCAAAAAAACTGGAGTATTCCGATGACTGAATTTAATGTCGCTGCGGTAGATTTGTCTGGCATTCTTAACACGAGTGCAGAAGATAAAGCGAAGCAGTTGCCTGATCCTAAAACCTTTCGACTTCTGTGCGTTGTCCCTGAAGCAATGGAAGAGTTTGCAGATAGTGAAATCGGTATTGTTAAATCAAACCAATCCATGCACTATGAAGAAGTACTGACCCCAGTACTGTTTGTAGTAAAGCTAGGCCCCGATGCCTATACAGATACCGCTCGGTTCCCTAGTGGGCCGTCGTGCAAGGAAGGTGACTTTGTCGTCGTCCGACCCAATTCAGGAACCCGCCTGAAAATTCATGGTCGTGAATTCCGCATCATTAACGATGATTCGGTTGAAGCGGTTGTGGAAGATCCCCGTGGTATTACACGAGCAGCATAAGGAGTAACACATGGCAACACAAAAGTTTGAAGACACCTACGAGTTTCCCGATGAGAAAGCAGAGAAAGCTGCTGAAGAGAAATTTGAAGTTGAGATTGAGGACGACACTCCAGAGGAAGATCGTGGTCGCAAGCCCATGAAGGAACCTGTTGAGGAAGTGACTGACGAAGAATTAGCCACTTACGATGAAAAAGTTCAAAAACGAATTAAAAAGTTTACACGTGGATACCACGATGAGCGCCGCGCCAAAGAACAAGCGTTTCGTGAACGTGAGGCTGCGGAAGACTTCGCTAAACAAGTTTTTATAGAAAACAAACGCCTACATCAACAAATTTCTACAGGTAGCGAAGCCTACATTGAACAGTCTAGATCCGCTGCTCAAATTGAGCTAGATGCCGCCAAAGAGAAGTACAAAAAAGCTTACGAAGCTGCTGATCCAGACACAATTGTTGCAGCGCAAGAAGCGATTGCCAGAGCTACCCTCAAGATTGACCGTGCTGAAGGTATGAGGCCGATTAAGAATGAGGAAATAGAATATCAACCTCCCGCGCGTCAGGCAGAAGAGCCTCCACGTGTATCGCCCCGCACCCAAAAGTGGGTTGATCGCAACAACGATTGGTGGGGAATTGACGACGAAATGACTATGACTGCAATGGGAATTGACAGAAAGTTACAAAAAGAGTATGGTGCGGACTATGTAGGTACTGAAGAGTACTTCAAAACCATCGACAAAACGATGCGCAAAAGATTTCCTGAGCACTTTGAAAGTGACCAGAGCTACGAGGAAGACGATCCGCCTCTTAAGAAAAGGGCGTCAGAACCGGAAGAGGAGTATGAAGATACACCACGCCGTGCAACACGAATTACTTCACCTGTAGCACCTGCTACACGTAGTACACCACCTAATCGTATTCGTTTGAAAGCATCAGAAGCCGCAACTGCGCGTCGCCTTGGGGTGCCCATCGAAGAATATGCTAGACAGGTTGCTTTACTTAGAAAAGGATAAAAAATGGAAACTACCAAAACTGAAAAACCGCAAAATCGCTTGGATCGTGCGTTGGATAACCGTCAAGTTATGCAACGACCAACTTCATGGCGTGCGCCAGAGTCTTTACCTTCTCCAGATGATAGGTCCGGTTGGGCACATCGCTGGATTCGTATTAGCATATTGGGTAGCAGTGATCCATCAAATATCTCATCTAAGTTACGTGAGGGATATGAACCCTGCAAAGCAGAGGACTATCCAGAACTCATGATGCACGCTTCCACTGACGGTCGCTTTAAAGGCAATATTGAAATTGGTGGGCTAGTACTTTGCCGTATCCCAGCTGAGTTTATGGAGCAACGTGACACTCACTTTGCAAAAATAAACAAGGCACAAATGGAATCGGTAGACAACACCTACATGAAAGACAACGATCCACGTATGTCAAAATTCGCGGAAAGAACGTCCAAAGTAACATTTGGTACAGGTACTTAAATTTTTTTAAAAGGAGTCTTAAATGGCTTATCCCGTCGTATCAGCTCCATATGGGCTGTTGGCGCAGAACTTAATTGGTGGTCAAGTATTTGCGGGTTCTACCCGTATGTACCCCATCCAGTACGGTTATGCGACTGATATCTTCTATGGTGATTTCGTTGTACTATCGCGTGGTAATGTAACCCGTGCTTCAGTTTCTACTGGCACTGGTCTAAACCAAACGGTTGGTATTTTCTTGGGTTGTACTTATACAAACCCTTTAAACAAGCAAAAGCAATTTGCTCAATACTGGCCTTCAGGAACCCTTGCGGGTGACTGCCAAGCCTATGTGTTGGACGATCCCGATGCTGTGTTTAAAGCGGTTGTATGTTCCGCCACTACTGTTATTGCTTCCGCTGCTATGGCTATGATTGGTACTAACCTATCTGCTATTAACAATACGGGTAGCACAACCACCGGCAATTCTGCTAACGCAGTTTTAGCTCCTACGGCAACTCCAGTAACAACCACCCTACCTTTGCGTTTGGTTGGCTTGGTACAAGAGTCTTCTATTTCAGTAAGTGCAACTGGCTCTTCATCTTCTACAACAATTACCTTAACTGGTTCTGGTTTGCCTAGCGCAATCCCTGTTGGAACAGATGTGGCTTATGTTGCAGCAAACGGACAAATCATTCAAACAGGTTCTTTTGTAACCGCCGCAGCTTCAGCAGCTGCAACGTCAGTTACGATTAACGCTGCGATTGCAGTCCCCGGCAGTGTGACCGCTATCCCTAGCGCCTCCACTATTGTGTTCACCCAGTATCCCGAAGTTTTGGTTAAGTTGAACCAAGCCTTGCATGGTTACTACTCTGCCACTGGCGCTTAAGGAGTTACTTAAATGGCTATTTCACGTGCACAACTACTTAAGGAACTCTTGCCCGGACTGAATGCTTTGTTTGGTATGGAGTACGCTCGCTACGGTGAGCAACACAAAGAGATCTACGAAACAGAGACCTCTGAGCGTTCCTTTGAAGAAGAAACCAAACTGTCTGGCTTCTCAGCCGCACCTGTCAAAAACGAGGGTTCTGCCATCGCTTATGACAATGCTCAAGAGGCATGGACTACCCGCTACAACCACGAAACCATTGCTTTGGGTTTCTCAATCACTGAAGAAGCGATTGAAGATAACTTGTACGACAGCTTGTCTGCTCGTTACACCAAAGGTCTGGCTCGTGCTATGGCGTATACCAAGCAGGTTAAAGCAGCCGCTACTCTCAACAACGGTTTTTCTGCCGCTTATGTTGGTGGTGATGGCGTTGCTTTGTTTAGCACT